ATACGCAAAATAAACAAAATAAATATTGTTTATTTTGCATATTATTATACGCAAAATAAACAAGCAAAAATAAACAATAAATATTAATTTATTGTTTATAAATTAAAATAAATCATCAATTTTACTAAAATCATCAGTTAAATCTTTTACATTAATAACAGAAGTTGGAATATCAAAATCATTTTGTGTTCCTTCACTTCTATCACTATCTCTAATATGTATTCCAGTATAAATAACTGGTTTTAATTGTTCACAAATATCAAACATGTCATGTTCAATAATATGTTTTTTTGATGTAAATACAATTTCACGTGGTTTCAAAATTTCTAAACTTTTTTCAATCAAACTATTTTTATAATTATTTGCTTCTGTAATATCAATATTTGTAATTTTATTTTCAACATATTTATTAATAATGTATTCTCCTATTTGTTCATTCAATGATTTTTTAATTCTATCAATAAAACCATCTTCATTTAAAAAATCTAATGAAAATTTACCTCTAACAGTTCTGTTAACATAATTACTTGGTTGTGTTATTTCTTTTTTTTCTTCATTATCAATCGTAAATGATAAATACAAATCAAATAACTTTCCTGTCAAAAATTTTCTTTCATATATCACAGTCATATATAACACCGGCCATTTGTCAAATGTTAATAAATAATTTCCAAGTATTGAACAATTATAAAATCGTGCAAAAATATCATATTCTCCTATCTTTGTAATAAAATAAGAATTTTTACCAACTTTTTCTTTCATTTCATCCGTTGTATCAATATCAATTAAAGAACCTTTAACAGATTCTGGATCTGTTGTTGTTCTAATATATTTGATTTTTACTTCGTCAGAATGATCACTTGTTTTTAATGTAAAAATTGGATATTGATCAACCATTTGTTTTAATGTTATTCTTATAACATTAAAACAGAAAATCATATTTTGTAAAAACCGCAAATCTCATATTAAATCAATATCTTTATCTATTTCTTCAATTATATTATCATGTTGTTTTATTTGTTCATGTGAATATGAACACACACAGTAATCATCAGGATATTTTTTATTATGAATTTCTGCATGATGTCTACAACATTCCCCATTATGTATTCTATTAGATATCACAAATAATTGATCATCCCCCCATTTTTTACATAACATTTTTCCACATTTGAAACACCAATCTGACATACATCCAATCTTATCATATCCCTCTTTGGAATTTGTAAAACCACAAACAACATATTCAGTATTTGAAGGTAATGTTGTTTCTCTTCCACAATGAGGACACTTTTTTGTTTGTAAATTACGTCTTATATAAACTTTTTTTTTTGAAATTATTCTCATAAATGTTGCTAATTGAACATCATCAATTTGCTTTTCAATAGTTTTAATATATTCTAATGCATCTTCACGATATTCAATATTATTATTAACATAATTCATAACATTAAGCATTGTATAGATATCAAATGCTGGATAATATTTTTTTCCATCAACCATGCTTTTAATAATATCTTTCATTTCTGGATATTTCCTAATGTAATAGTCTAAAAATCTCATTGCATCTAATAATGATTTACAACCTGATAAAACATTCTTGAATTCTAAATATTTATTAGTATCAATTATAACATCCATTATAATTTATTTAATATTATTTTTTGTTTATATTATTTGTTTTTAATAACAAAACTAACAATTAATGTTTGTTTCCAATAACAGAAACAAACATTGGATCAGTATTAAAATATTTATCATAAAATGTTAATATATCTTTCTTTGTAGTATTTTTATAAGTATCAATAAGAATTTCTTTATAATCATATTTATAATACTTAGCATCAATTTGATACATATAATAATTAACAACTTCATCTTCATTTTCAAATTCACATGTCAATGGTTTTATCAAACTATTAATAATTGTTTCAAATGTTTTATCATCAACATCTTCAATAAATTTTTTACATGATTTAATAAATTCATAATCATCTTGTTTAATTTGTTGTAGTTTTTCTTTTGATGGTGTTTGAACAATAAAATAATAAAACAATATTATAATAACATTTCCATATTCAGTTGTAGAACTTTTTACAATATATCCATATCCTTTTGTTGTTCTCATTGTATTAAAATATAATTCTTTGACAATGGCATCAAATACTTTAGCAGAACAATGTACAATATTCCAATCATTTACGCCTATTCTATATTTAGCAAGAGGAATACAACAATAAATTGCTGAATTATGTTCATAATCATTTTCAGAATCTTCTTCAATAATTTTAGAATAACTTTCCTTGAAAATATCCATATCTGTTAGTGTTGGTTTAAATGGCATAATTTCTTTTGATGAATTTAGTGATATAATCTCTTTTGTGAACAACATTGAAATATTTGTTGCATCTTCAATTGTTGTATTTCCACATATAAACATAACAATATATGAATCAGAAAATGATACTGTATTAACATCATTTATACTAATTTTATCAATAACTTTTAATGCATCTTTATAATCAAATTCAAATCTAATAATATTCTTATTAAATAAATAAAAACATTTCTCATATGGTGAATAATTTTTAACATTTGTATAATGATCTGTTGCTAATGTCTTAACAATATTCAATGCATTTTCAGAAATATCATGTGTTAATAACATTTTCTTTATTAATTCAATAACTAAATGAATTACATCAGAATAACATGTTATATCGATCTCAATATATGAATTATATTTTAAATGAATTGAAAAATTACAATTTGTTTGTTTACACATATAAATATTAGTTGTAAAATCATACAATAAACATTTTAATAACATTTTAATGCAAACACATTTTTTTATCAATTCATATTTTGTTATTTCTTCTGATTTTATTAATTCTTTTAAATAAATTTTTACTATTACATTTGTTATTGGTGTATTAAATCTTGTATCAAGTTTCCAAAATGATATAAAATTATCTTCGTTGATTATTCGTATTGGATATTCAGATAGTTTCCCACTTAAAACATCAATTGATTTTGGAATATAAATATTTTTTGGTGGTATGTCTAAAATAAAACTTTCTGTTGCTGTGACATCTAATTTATCAAAACTATAACTTATTCCATAATATGGTTCTGTATTTTCTATCGGATTGTTATTAATATATGATCGTATAACAGTAAAATTATCCATTGTATTTAATATTTTGTTTAAATCATCTATTATATCATTATATTTTTTACTATGTGTCACATATGACATTACATGTTTGGGGTCTACTCCTTTTAAATAAGCATTTAATATACGAAAAATACTTATTTCTGGATTATTTTTTCGTGCTATTGTAAAATTATTCATATCAATTGTTGTTAATTCATTATAATATGTATCAAGTTTCTCATATTTTATCTTCAACATATTAATGTATTGTTTTACACAACCAATTATCTCATTTTCATGTTCAATTCCATGTTCTGTTAATTCAATATCTATTTCAATGAGTCTTCTATCATTTACATGTAGTGCTTCACAATTTAAACTATATATATATCCCTTGTTCATTAATGCATAAAATATACTTCCTTCTTCTTCATTCCCTAATAAACTACATATTAAATTTGTTGATGTTGAATAATAATCATTATTATATTCAACATCCCAATATATTTCTAAAATATTTTTATTCATCCGCGGTTTAATATTAATAATATTGAATTTTTCTAGAATTTTACCAGTTTGTCTATTGTTAACAATAATATTCTTTTTTTTAACATTACTAAATAATTTATCAATCAATTTTTTAGCATTGTCTAATTGTTCTGTTGTTAAAACAACTAATGTCATGTTATCAGAAGAATATGAAGATTCATAAAATTGCCTTATTTCAGAACTTATTCCATCCACTTTTAATGTATCATTGTTTCCAGTACTAAAATTATGAAAACCATGATCATTATAACAATCTAACTTCAATATATGTAATGTTCTAAATACATCATTATTAATATTCTTTTCATGTTCTGCATTAACAGCTCTTATTTCTTTTATTATTGATTTTTCACTTAATAATGGATCAACAAAAAAATCAGAAAATCGTTCCATTGCTTCTTCAAAACTATCATTATTAACTGTAAAATGATAACATGTATTGTTATGTGATGTATATGCATTATATGATCCTCCATTGTGTGATACAAATAATTGAAAACTAGAATCGTCTGGATATTTTTTTGTTCCTAAAAATAACATATGTTCTAATAAATGTGCTGTTCCATATATCTTATCGTTCATAAATCCAACATTAACAGACATTGCAACAGCACATTTATGTGAAATATAATCACGAATTAAAAAAACTCTCATTCCATTTTCCAATTTATATGTCTTATATTCACATTTATCATTTGGTGATGTAATGATTTCTTCCATTTTAGTTATAATATAACAAGAACTTTTTTATTATTCATTTATTATTTTGTTTATTTTTCAATTTTTAATAAAATTATAATCTTATTAAAAACAAATAAAAATTGAAAAAATATAAAATTAGTATAAAAATATAATAATTAAATTAACAGAAATGGAAATTCCCCAATATGATCCAAAACGTCCTATTATTGAATTTGACTTTAAAGTACAAGAATATTTATCTTTTATCAATAAAGATAAATATGATATAGTCCTAAAATTTATAAACAAATATTTTGAAAAATCTAAATTAACTTTTAAAAGTTTATTATCTGTTAAAAATATTCCCGAATATTATCTTACTGATATAGATAATAATACGGAAATACTAAATCTTTATGGTTCTAATACATTAAAATTGCTAAATATTGAATTTGATTTGAATGATATCAATGATTCAACTACTATAAAATTCTTATCAACTATACTTAAAACTATTAATTATAAACTTGTAAAAAAAAAAATTAAATCAACAGATTCTAAGAATAATACTATTACCAAAATATTTTATAGTGTCAATAAAATTTAAATTTTATAAATAAAATTTAAATTTTATCAAACCATAATCAATGATAACTGTTTAGAAGAAATTGATGGACAGTGTAAATTCATAAATTTCAAATATTTATTTTTTTTTGTTTTCATAAACTTATAATCAATTTTTTCATTTTCTATTTCTTCATCCTCCGATTTATCGGAGGCTAAAATTGCAGTTCCTGTTTTCATTTCATTTGAAATTCTAAATAAATCAATATCCACGTCATTCAAAATAGTAGTTAATTTATACAACATACATCCAACTGGTTCTAAGAATGATGTATAATACATCAATTCGGCTACATTATATTTTTCTTCATTCTTCTCATTACTATTTTCTTCGTATGTACGAAAACTTACAAAATCAATAACTTTGTCAAATGTTCCATCATCTTTTTTTTGCAATTCTTCTCGTTCTTTTTTATCACGATAAATAAGATATGTTTTAATGAATTTGTTTGGCAAAAAGTATTTCTTAAATTCTTCAAATGTTAATATTTGATATATATTAAATCTATCAACGTATTTGTTATATAAATCAAAAATTTCTTTCATGTCATCATCAGTTGCTAATTTATATTCTTCACACGGCTTTTCACAAATATTAAAATGTTTTTCATTCATTCCACTTTCTAATGGAATAAAATCCTTCATTTTGTTGAAATTAATAATACGATCAAAATATTTAACTGTACATACAGGTTCATCCATCTTTTTTGTTGTCATAAAATAACTAAAATTATATCCTTTATCAATATATAATTTTGTTAATCCTTCAATCAAAATACAAACCATTTTTTTATTTCTAAAAGATGGATGAACACATATAAATGTAACATTAACAAAATCATCAACCTTATTAAAAACATTCATTTTATTAATATTTCCTCCAATAATTCCATATATAACATTCTTCTTTTTAGAAACAATTGATAATGTTATTTGATTATTAAATGTTTGTAAATATTTAACATAATCAATACTCATTGGTTTGTAATAATCAGTTAAAAATTGTGATATAATTTTTGGATCTGTTTGTTGTTTCCATTCTAAATGTGACGGTAACATTATTTCATTTTGATAAACAGGACGTTGCTTTAAATTTTCAATTTGTTCTACATATGTATCAGTAGCTTTTGATAATGGCTTATTCTTCCAAAACATTTTTACTGTTTCTATATATTTTACTTTATATATATTTGTTGTTTAATATAACGCATTAAATCGTTTTACTCGTGATCCAATAATATTTAATTCAATATATCCAGAAGTATAAATTGTTATACGATAAGAACAATCTGTCATTGATTCTAATGCAAATATAACATTTTTACAACATTCATTTTGTTCTACATTTTGTTCTGTTTTTCCAAATATCTTATCATCAATAATTATAGTATCATAATTACTTTCAACACCAAACGTGTAATCAAATAATTTAACAAAATCAGAATCATTATATTTGGCATAACTATATTCATTGTTTTCATCTGCTTCTTCATATCTAAAATAATGTGATTCTGGATAGTAATCCTCATCTTCTTCAAGCTCATTTTCTCTTACCAACATGTCAATAACTTTTCTATGTAATTCATTTTTTTTCTTTACATGACTGATTTTAGAATATGTTATTTTTTTATCAATATCTTCAATTTTTTCTAACACATTAACATTTACTTCTTCCCATGATATATCGTCATTTTTGTCTATAATTAAAAAATATGTTTTACCATCAACCGTTTTATATATTGTTCCCAACTTATCAAAATATAATTGGAACATTATTATATAATAATTATAATGATTATAATGATTATGAATAATCATTATAATTTATGTTGTTTATATTTCAATTTTATTTTTGCTTGAAATAACAAAAACAAAAAATATCTAATAATTGTAAAAATTCATTTCCACCTTCAACAATTTGTTTTTCAATTTGACACATTTTTAATAAAATTTCTTTTTTATTTATTTCTGTTAAAATATCATCTTCAATAATTTTTTTTTTTAATAATAACAAAATGTTTAATGATGAACAACCATTGTTGTGAATTTTTGTTACAAAATTTAAAATGTCATCAATATTTTTAAATTGATGAATGTTAAATGTATCTTCATCTAATCCGCCTGTTATTCTGATAATGTCAGATTTTGTTATTACAGAAAAACAATTCTCCATATATTTTAAATTTTGTAATGTCATAATTGCTTTTCTTAAATCACCATCAGACGATAATGTTATTTGTTCCAATGCCTCTTTTTGTATATTCATTTTTTCACATTTTGCTATTTTTGTTATATGAAATAATATGTTTGATATTGATAATGGCTTAAATCTAAATTTCATACATCTTGATGATATTGGATCAATTATTTGATTAATATAATTACATATAAAACAAAATCTTGTTATATGTGACATTGTTTCCATTATTTTTCGTAAAGCAGATTGTGCATCTGGTGTCATTGCATCTGCTTCATCTAAAATTATAAGTTTAAATGGAGGAGACGGATAATCTGGATCAGGTGTTCCAATAGCAATTCTCGCAAATGTTATTATATTTTTTCTAACAACTTTTATTCCTCGTTCATCAGAAGCATTTAACTCAATAACTCTTTCGTTCATTCTTTTTAATCCAAATAATTCATGTGCAATTGCTAAAATTGTTGATGTTTTTCCTGTTCCAGATGGTCCATAAAACATTAAATGAGGCAAATTTCCAGTTTCCATTGTATTTCGCAAAACTTTAATTATTTCTTCTTGTTGTACAATGTCTTTTAAATGTCTTGGTCTATATTTTTCAACCCACGGTATATTCATCCCTTAATAATTATTGATTTATATTATTATGTTTATTTTATTTTATTTTTTCAATTTTTATTTTTTTATGTAAAATCATGTTTGCAAAATATATTTTTATATAATATAGAATGCAAAAACAACTTATATTAGGTATTATTGGATGTAAACAAAGTGAAAAAGATGCAGTTAGCAATTATTTACAATCTGATTATAATTTTACAAAATTAGCATTTGCTACATCATTAAAAAATATTTGTAAAGAAATATTTGATTTAACAGATGATCAACTAAATGGAAAAAACAAAGATATTGTTGATTCATATTGGAATATTGAACCTCGTAAAATATTACAATATGTTGGAACAGAATTGTTTAGAGAAAAATTAGGAGAATTAATACCACAAATTGGTAAAAATATTTGGATTAAAAAAATTCAAAAAACAATAGAATCATGTCCTTCTATTTGTTTTGTTATTACTGATGTTAGATTTCAAAATGAAATTGATATGATTCATGCAATAAATGGTAAAATTATTTATGTTATTAAACCTCTTTATGATAATACAATTTTGTCACAACATATATTAGAATCAGGCATTGATAATTTAAAAAATATTGATTTTATTGTTTATAATGATTCTTCATTAAGCCAATTGTTTATTAAAATTGATAAAATCGTTATGAACCTTATTGACTAAATAAAATTTATAATTTAGTAATTTATTTTTATGCGTTAAAAAATAAAACATAATTAGTTGTAATTATATTATAACTATTGTGTAAAAATGGCATCATTATATATTGATGGTAAAATAGTAGGTATTGATGAATTACGCGAATTAGTTAAAAATAATGGGAAGACTTCTAAAAAAACAGTTCAGATAGCAACTACTCCACCAGAAATAATACCAAATTCCCCATCAGAACAACAAATTGTTATTAACCCAGATGTTAAAACAGATGTTAAAACAGATGTTAAAACAGATGTTAAAACAGATGTTAAAACAAACACAACTAAATCAACAATGTTATTTAATATTTTTCCCAAACAAACATTATATATGTTAATAGCAATGATTACCGTTGGATCATTTATCTATTTACTAGAACATAAAAAAAAACCACAACATCATAAATAAATTAATAAAATTTAATAAAATGTTATTTTATTAAATTTTTGTAATTTAACAAAATTAATAAAATTTAATAAAATGTTATTTTATTAAATTTTTGTAATTT